CATCTGCCACACGGGTTTAGTGAAAGGATAATCCCGGTGGGTTTTGATTTTGATAAACCGGGTGTTCATGGCGTAAAGCGTATTGGCGGCGGCCTTATCGTCTGCAACGACCGGGGCCTCGCCAAACTTCACGTTCATAAAACCTACCCGCAAAAGTTCCTCATCCTTGTAACGCGCCTGGATTTGCAGGGTTGATTCGTACCCGTCCCGCAAGGCCTCTGTGGTCACATAGAGATCGGGCTTTTTGGCAATCGACTGCCCAATACTGGCGGTCCTGCGGATGTTTTGAAGGACCGGAAAGGAAATCGCCTCGGAAGTCGTAATGACGTTCGCCGCCCAGGTAGGCATATCATTTTGAGCGATCTGCCCATACAGGTCGGCCCCGTTTGTATCGAACATGTTCCCAAGACCTACCCATCCCAGGTCTGCGCCTGCGCCGGTATAACCGTTGGTCTGGAAGATGTTGGTCCCCATGTTGTCGCGGATGGTCGTCTGGATGTTCTTGATCTTCGAAAAGGCCAGATCGACCATAGCTTCACGCCCGGCATTTTGCACCTGATCGTTTAAATCAATCAGGTTGTCGGCGTGATAGCCTGCCCATGGGAAGCGCGCGGCGTTGAGAATCGTCGCTTTGGTTGTCGAAAAAACCGTGGAGGTCCCGTATGTGCCGGTATTGGAAGGTGCATACTCAAGGGGAACCCGGATCATCAACCCGCCGTCTACGAGTTCGCCGGCTGTCACCATATCGAGTTCCATCTTTCCGTTGCCCATGAGTTTATAGAGCATGACGGAATCGAAGAAATAGATATCGGTCGGTGTTTTGATCCAATAATCGTCGGTAACGGCCTGTAGTTCAGTCAGACTAAGACTCATGACATTACTCCTTTGTTCCTATAACAAGCAGCTATCTGCCGCCCCTTACTTTGTCGAGGGCCGCAAGCATCGACTGCTTGAGTTCGCGTTGGTCCAGTGTCTGTTTTACGTTCTGATCTCTCATCGACGCACCCGGTTTAGAAATCACCGTATCGGCAATGGTCGCGCCCTGAGCAAGTTTGGCAACTTCGGACTTTCCTTTTTCATAGGCTTCAGCAACAGCCGCATCGCGCCCGGCGGCAAGAGCCTTAGTGTCCCGGTCGTGCTTCCATGCGAAATAGGCCGAGAAGTTGTCATGCAAAGGGCTTGACACCTTTATCGCTTGGAAATCCGGGGAGGCAAGAGCCTCATTAAAGTCCGGATGCTCTTTTAAAAACGCGGTTTGTGCCGAGTTGGTTTCCTTCTGCTGGTCGTACTGCTGATACATCTGAGCAGCATCGGCCAGCGTTTGTTGCCTGGTGATCTCCGAGACCAGTCGAAGGCTCTCCGACATGCCGATGTCTCCGTTTTCCAGCTTCTGCTCGATTGCGGAAAGTTCAGCATGGAAGTCCCGGCCTTTCGGCTGTTCGGTTTCTTTAGCCGGTTGAGCCTTGTTCATCGTATCAAGGCTCTTGGATAAAACTTCGTTGTGCTTGCGGAGGTCTCCAAGCTCCGAAGATTGTCTACTGTGAGCAGTTTCCAGCTCCTGATACACTTTGGCTATTTCGGCCGGAGATTTACCCTGGAATTTCTCAGGCAAGTCCGGCTCTTGTTTCACTCCGGCGGGATCGAGATCGACGTTTACATCCGGATTTACTGCTCCCATGTTCTTCTCCTTGCAGGCCCTCGTAGGGGTTGTCTGCGGTTAAAGGATCAATATCCAACTAGAACAAGGAACCCTGTTGCAGCGCCCGTCACCGTGACCGCCGTTGTCGAAACGGATGTGGCTACACTGGTTGCAACCGCACTTGTGGCGATAGCGTTAGGGGTCTTGCTAAAAGCGACCGGGAAAGTGTAAGAAGCCGTACCGGACAGAGCAGCGCAATAGATCACGACCATTTTGAAAGAAGACCCGATAAACGGTTGCGAGAAAGTGGCAGTTCCCGAGGAGCTTCCGTTCACAACGGTTTGCGCTGCATCGGGGGAAAGATAGCCGCCCGTGACGAGTCCTGGGCCGGAGAGTTGCGCGAATGCCGGATTTGCCAGTGCGAAAACAAAAACCAAAAGAATTACTGCGAATAATTTTTTCATGTGTGTCCCTCCTAGCCCGTGGCTATTGTGTGAGTATCTTTCAATTTCTTCCTCCATTGCGTCCGGGTGGTTATGGGTTCTTCCAATCCGAGGGCCAATCTATCCGAGTCCTGCAAAGCCTCCCTCATCTGATCCCCACCTTCGCCTGACATCCAAACGGGATGATCGTCGAAACTTCCGCCGTGTCCCGCCACAATGACCTTTTTTGCCTTGCACGCTCTAAAGTACCCTTCGCATTCAAAAGCCTTTGCCGGTTCATCAAACAGGCATTGCCTCTCTATTTCTTCCGGGCAGTCGGCCATCTTGAAAAATTCATCAACTTCTTCGCCGCAGGGGAAAGCAAAAGTATAGATTGGCATGGCTATTTCATCAAACCTCCGTCAACCGGCGTTCCAGGGTTCGATCCGCCTGACATACCGGCAGGCAAATCCGCCTTGTACTTATTGCTCGACTGTATGCCCTGCATCTGTTCAGGACTCGCCATAACCCGTTTTTTACCGTCTCCCTGTGCTTGGGCTGCCTGCGGGTTGGTCTTGGCCGTTTGAACGGTTTGAGCGGCCATCTGTTGAATCTGCTGCAAAACATCAGATGGGATTCCGAGATCGGTAAGCACCTGGAGAGCCATTTGAAGTTTGTCACCGCTCATGCGATCCAAAATGGCTTTCCAGTCTTTTATGTTCATGCCTTCCAAAAGGGCTTGCGTATCGACGGCGCCCATCTGGAAGAGTTCTTTCAGGTCTTGCTGTTGTTGCAGGTTGGTTTTGGCAACGGTGCTTCCCGACTCCACGACGTAATTAAACTGCCTTCCCGCGAAATCGGTTCCCCGGAATTTCTGCGGTGCATCGTTTACTGTGATGGTCTCCGGGATGTAGTGGAAGTTCTGATAGAAGCTGATTGCCCATCTGCCTCGTTCGCGCACCAAGTAGTCCGTTGACCTGACCTTGTGCCGCATGAGGACGGCGTTTCTTTCCTGGAGCGTCATAATGGCGGCGGCGGCCTGAATGTTGGCGGGTTTTTCCCCCCGGTCAACGTCTTGAATCGCATGAATGCGGTCGAAAAATTGCAGGTATTTATCAAGAATCTGGAAGAAATCACTTGGCAGATTCGGCGTCACAAGATACCTGATGCCTGCGGCAACGGCCTTATTTGACGGTTGTAGGATTAGGCCGGCCTTATTTGTGATCTTGACTTCGCTCCCCGGCCCCCTGGGTATAATGCCGCAATCCTGAGGAATAATCAGGGCAGGCATGCACACAAGGTCGATGTAGGCTTTGATCCGGGAAAGGATTTCATCTATTTTTAGATTGAGGTCCCCGACCTGCTCGCTGGCGGAAAAGCCCCATACGTTGATTGAATCCTCGTAAGAACGGGCTATCGCACACGGGTAATTGCTCCAGCCGTAGGATTTCATAGCTTGGCCGGATGGGATGGCCGGGTTCACGTTCGGGTTGGCGCTGTCGTCCAAAAGAAGATTACCCCTGTTAGTGATCGTAATCTTCCTGATGCCGCCCGGATATTTGAGAGGCTCGGCTTCACCGCCGGCGTCTGCAGAGACCTTCTTTATAGACGGGTCTCGAACCCAAACCTCTATGACAAGCGCCCTGGCGGTTCGTGTGTTCCTGTCCTGTCTGCTCGGTCCCTGAGTCCCTACCCACATCCCACCTGCGTTTATGACCCCGTACCTCGATCCGGAAGGAATCGGCACGTTATCTTCCCGGTCCTGGCCGAGCAGATTGTAAACATCGTCCGACTCTACGCCTTCAACCCCGAATTTGGACTCTGTATAATGAACGGGAAGGGGAGACGCAAAGCACATGTAAGGCATGTCCTGAATGTCGTCATAGTATCCAGGCGCCGGGAACCAGTTGAAATTATCGACTATATGAACATCAAGGGTATTCTTAGCCAAGTTGGGAACGTATTTTTCAATGGTCGTGCCGTATGTTTCCATCTGGAGCGCCGATTTGGCGAGGACCTCACTTTGCTCCGTTTCGCTCCACCAGTTTTTAATCTTCTGGCTGAATTGCTTATCGGCGTCGTCTTCAATTCCATCAGCCGAATGGAGTTCCGCTATTGGGTCCCTCGACGTAAGATTCGCGACGGTTCTGTTCGTATTAGCGAAGATCAGGTTCACCGTTACTTTGTGTTTGT